TAATGTAATGAAAGGCAAGAGTTCTTTTTCAGAAGAAGCGCTTAAGTCTTTAAAAGAGAAAGACTTAAGTGATCCAAAAGTAAGAGATAAGTTTATTTCTAAAATTATGAGCGCTCTTAAGGTCGCAAAGTTTTTTGTTTAAGGAAAAATCTATGATCAAAAAGAGTTCAGAAAATGATTTAATTGCTGGAATGGAAAGAGAGTTACGCTCTCATGATCAAAAACAAGGTTTTGAAAATCTTGATAAGGCAGTAGACTATTTAGATTCGGCGTCACAAATTTTAGAAGAAGCTGGAATGACCGCTAAGGCAGACCAAGTGCTTAGGATTTTAGCTAAGATCGCTGGTATGCGCGACACGCAGGGAAAACCAGTTCACGATCCTCATATACAAGGATTGACTCGTAAAAAAATGGAAAACAATTTAAAAAATCATGGCTTAATGTTTAATTTAGCAGATGATGCTGCGGCAGATGATTTATTAAATGTCGATATTGAACAGCCAAAGAGTTTTGATGAAGATTATGAAGAATATTTACGATTAAAAGAAATGGAAAAACATCATAATAAGCCTGTACCAAAAGAAAATTTAGATTCAGATTTTCATTTAAAGGGTCTTGTTCCAAGTTATGATAGTTTAGAAGTTTTTGATAAAATTGGAGATGAACCTTTCGACGAGACCGATTAATTGTTATATATAAGAGTAAGTATAGTTAGAAAATAAAGGTATACATGCTCAGATTAGTACAAGTAGGCTCAGCCCTTCCAGCTTCATTTATATGCGATCCGTCTGCTGAATTTCAGCCTGGACAAATTGCAGAATTAACAGTTATTGGTAACCAAGTAATGGCTACCGTTAGTAACGGCACAGCCCCTATTGGTATTATTGATGATATTAAAACAAAAGCATTTACAAACGTTTCTTGGAATGAGGTTGTAATAGTTCCCGCTGTTGGCGTTCCTGGACCTAATGGAACAGTTGTGACGCCTATTGATATTAAAGCAGAATTAAGAAAACCCAATATTGTAGCATCAAGCTTTAGCTCAAGCATTAATGTTGTATTAAATCAAGTAAATGGAATAATAACATTTGCTGCCGGAACTCCATTAAATTTCGATTTAATGGGAACTGGAAATCCTAATGCAATTAGAACTATTGTTAATTATACTTATTATGTAGCAAATATTCCTGGCGACGATAGTACCGCAGGGTCTCAGCGCATGACTGTTTGGTTCCATAGAATATTCTTCCAGACAGACCAATATGAAACAAACCAGCAATACCCGGTCAGGGCTAATTTATATGTTTCTGAAACTGGCTTCTTGACCACAAGGCGCCCAAGCAGCATTCACCCTGCTGTAGCTATGGTTACGGCGCCTCCTACAAGTATGAATCCAATGATTGAAGCGCTCTGGCTATAAAATCTTGCACAAAACTCTAATGAGTGTTATATGGGACGTATGGAGGTGCTATGATGCACTATTTGTACAAAATTACTAATCAAATTAATGGAAAAAATTATATCGGTCAAACAAACGATTTAAAGCGTAGATGGCGGGCACACAAAAACGCAGCATTAAATAATAAGCCAGAACAAATTATACATTACGCTCTTATTAAGTACGGAATAGATAATTTTAAATTTGAACATATTGCAACCTGTCAAATTTGGGATGATGCCAATGAATTAGAGACTTTATTAGTTACTCAGTATGATTGTCACATATCTGCTAATAAAGGTTATAATTCAACTCGTGGAGGATTTAATGCTCCTAAAACTGAGAAATTTAGGCAGATGCTGCGAGACTGGCACGCATCACTTTCTCCGGAAGAAAAAGATAAAAGAAATAAAATACTAAGCGCCGCTACTTTTAATCAAATTGCCACACAAGGTCATCCATCTCAAGATAAGCCAAGAACAGAAGAACAAAAAGCAAGAATGAGCGCGGCTCAATTAGCTTTAGATAAAGAAGCAATTTATACTGCAGAAGTAAGGCAGAGAATGTCAGAGGCTCATCTTGGCACCAAGGATTCTGAAGAAACAAAGCAAAAAAAAGCAGATTCTGCTAAAGAAGCCTGGGAGAAGAGAATTGATTATTCTCGTAAATGTGAGGCGTCTGGCTGCGAAATATCCGGTAAAGTTAAATATAAAATAATTAATGGCATCAGATATTGTAATAAGCACGGATTACGTATGTTGCGTTATAGTAGAACTGATTGCCTAGCACCTTAATTTCACTGTATATACTTTTATTTAGAAGAAGCTTTCTATATTGCGGTATAATATAGACTACAAGATCTATTGGGGATATAAATGACTTGCTTGATATACAAAATAGTTAACCTTATAAGTAATAAAATTTATATAGGTCAAACTTGGGAAACGCTTAAGGCGAGATTTATTAAGCACAAATTTCACAGCTCTAATTGTATTAAATTGAAGCGTGCTATGAATAAATATGGTAAAAATAATTTTCAAATTGAATTAATTACTATTTGCCACACTCAAGAGGTCGCAGATTATTTAGAACACTATTTTATAAATAAATATGACTCTGTTAAAAATGGATATAATATATTATATGGCGGATTTACTGGTGGCAGATTAGGCACAAAACATTCAAAAGAAACTAAACAAAAAATGTCTGATGCTAAAAAAGGAAAACCATCACCACTTATAGGTAAAATAGGATGTATGAAAGGAAGAAAACATACAGAAGAGGCTAAAAAAAATATGTCAAAAGCTAAAAAGCTTAGCCCATATACAGGGAAATCAATGCTTGGCAGGCATCATTCTGAAGAATCAAAACATAAAAGCTCATTATCTATGATAGGTATTAATAAAGGGAAAACCTGGAAATTAATAGATGGTAAAAGAGTTTGGATTGAGAGGGTAATATGAGTTTAGGCAGATCAAATAAGAGTGCGTGGGCAGATGATAAAAATTCAGAACTTATGCGCTCTTTGGAAAAAGTAGCTAGAGAGAAGGGCTGGGCGGAGACCAAGCCAATTACCAAGTCTGCTTCAAGCAAACTTAATTTATCTCCTGGCAGTAATTTAACTGAAAACATACTTAAATTATGTGCAGGATTGAGACAATCAGGTTTAGAGAAGTATGCATTAGATATTGAAAATAAGTTTGTAGTTTTTAAACAGGCGGCTCATTTATATGATGCTACTGGAGAGACGGGCGATGATTTAGTTGATGCAGCTCACTCAAAAGGAAGTCATAAAATGGAAGGTTTAGATAATGCAGTTTTTAAAACTATATTAGATAGACATTTAGATATGCTTAATTTGGTTAATAAGAAACCATCAGGCAAATTATCAAATGCAAAAGATATTTTAAAAGCAGTTAAAATTGTTTTAGCAGATGGTCCTGTTGCCGAAGCGCCTTCTAGAGAGGCTTTAGAGCAAGTAGTTAATTCTTCTCTTGCAGAAGGTCTTAGGCGTTGGAATGCTATTGATAATATTATTAATAAAGATGGCGGATTAACACATATAATTGGCAGGGGAACAGATTACAGTATTCACTCATCTTTTATTAAAGATCTTTTTATTGAGCGTCCAGCTACTTTAGATAAATTAGATTCTCTTAGAAGTAGAATTAAATCTGCTTTAGCAACAATTAAGCCAGGAATATCTTTATCTGGCGGGTCATTTAACCCTTTTGGCGGGGTTTCAAAAGATGTTTATTCTACAGTTACTCCAATTATTGAAACTTTAAATGCTTTTGTTGATAAAGCATATGATGCAAGAGTAAAACTTAATGCAATTACTACTAAAGGAGTCATTGAAGAAGATAAGCCCGTAGCGCCGCCCGCTTCAAAAACAAATGAAGGCTTAAAAGAATTTAGTGATAAGGCTGCCGAACTAATTAAAAAATTAAATGGAAGCTTAAGCGTTATAGCGGGTCCAGGATTTACAGAAAATGATAGGGCTAAAATGAATCCAAAAATTAAGGAGCATGTTGACAATATACAAGCACTATTAAATCATTATAATGATCCTAAGACTGATAAAGAGGCTGCCGCTCCTGGATATTTAAAGCGACTTGCGGCGCATGAAGCCTGGCTTGGTCAATTAAATGCATGGATGACATCTTAAAATCAAAGGTAAAATAATGAGCACTAATGATTTTAAAAAAATTGTACAGCTGATTAAAAAAACAGCAGGTGATTTTGATGATAAAAGAGAGGGTCCAGGACAGCCAGCCATAGACCCCAAAAAAGTACCATCAAGAAGAACTGCCCCTAATGCGGCAACAAATGATTTTGCGGCGCCTCGTGGCTCAGCAGCAACAGATCCAAAGGCTACCGAACCTAAAGCGACAGGAGCTGGGTATTCTAAAGATCCAGAAATTGTTAAAATGCAAGATGCATTAATTAATCTTGCGACAACCGTTTCAAATCAATTAAATACTAAAGTAGAAAGAAACGGTTTGCCATTAGGATTAAATACTCCTGATGAGGCTCATAAACCAGCTTCAGGACAAACATCATTTAGTGATTTTATTGTTAATAGATATATGGGTGGTAGTGATGCGCAACAAGCGTCAATAGATACTGCTGCCATAAAATATGATCCAAAAACTCATTCTACTCCAAATAGAATGCTTGGCATAATGAATACTATGAGCCGAATTGGATCTACTGACATAAAAGGACAATTTACTCCAGATGGTAAATGGGGTCCAAAAACTAATGATGGATTAAAAAATGCAAAAGCATTTGGAACAGCTATGCTTCAATTAGCAGATGATTTTAAAATTCAAGGAATATCATCTTATGACACTGCGCGCTTACAAGGATTTGTTACTCGCAAGGATGATACTGATTGGTCTCCTTCAGAAAAACATGATGCTGCGCCAACCCTTACTAGCCATATTAAAATGATAACGTCATTATTTAATGAAGTTAAAGAAAAGCTTTTAAATAATCCAGAAACAAAAAAGTATATTGAAGGCAAAAAGCCATATGTAACATATAAAAAAATAGTTAAAATGGATAATAGAGACCAGGGATTAAAAGATTCAATAGCTAAAACCCGTTTTAAAATATATGATATTGATTTTCAAATTAGACAGCCATCAAATGAAAATGGTACAATTAAAGCAAAAATTAATTTTCAAGATTTAGTTTCGCCTGAAAATTTTGATAAATGGTTGACATCTAGCAATCTACTTAATCAGCCAGGAGTAACGAAAGATATGATAATCTCAGCGATTCGTTTACAATTAAAAACTAAAGTTCCTCAGGGAGCCAAATAATGTCTTTTATTTATAGTGATAAAAATCTTCTTGCAGATTTAATTAAATATGGGCAGGAAGACCCAAGGAACCCAATCCCTAAAGACCCTTATGCTAAGGACCCGAAAATTCATCCAGAATTAAATCAACCAGCTATGGCTGTTGCCCCGCCAACTAACCAAATGAAAACTGAAGCAGATATAAGCGCATTTGGATTACAATTATTAGATGATCTTGAAAATGTCGCAACTCCTGGAGAGCCTACTATTAGCACTAATAAACCAGGAAGTGCAGATTTAATTGATATGCAATTAGAAAGTCTTGGATCTTTAATTCGCTTTTTGGCATTAAGCGAAATAATGGTTAATTATAAGCGAATTGCATTTGGAAAAGAGGACGCTCAAGCGCCAAAAGACGATAAAAGCTATGAATTTTATAGTTTAGCAACAAATGCTTTCTTTGCTGCTCAAAATCAAGATATACCACAATTTGATTTTTACATCAATAAAGAATTGCTAAAACAATATTTAGTATCTTTACAAGCAACTGCTCATAAAGATCAAAATACGTTTTTAGAAAATAGATTGCGCATATTAATTGGTGAAGCTAATAAAAATGGAATAAAAGTTGATCCTAACTATAAGCCACCAGTTAAACCAGGAGAGAAACCAGGAGAGAAGCCTGGCGATAAACCAGGAGAGAAGCCCGGAACTCAGCCAGGATCGCAAAGTTTTGATGCGGCATTAATGCAATTGCTTCAATTGTTGCCACTATCTAGAGATAGAATTGATTTTACAAGAATCAATAACTTCCTTACAAAATATAATCAATTCTTAGCAACATTCCCTAGCCCTTCTTCAGCGATTTCTGCAAATATTACTGAAGGTCAAAGATTAATTGCCAAAGCAATAGAGATGACAACTCCACAACAATCATTTATTTTAACTAGCAATTCTAGTATGGATAAAATTTCTTTTATGTTAGGCGCTGATTGGAAACGCAAATATTTAGGGTTTATTGAAACTTTAAAACGAGTTGTAACAACAACTGGTTCAGTAATTGCTCAATTATATAATAATTATGGAGAAGGCGATCGTTCTGAGGAAATATTTAAAAACAATGCAAATCAACTAACAAAATTACAACAGCAAGCATCTTCTGGGTCTAGTTCTGTTATGGATGAAAATTTAAGAGATCTACAGCATTTAGAAGATGAAGGTAATAGTAGGTTAAGCGTAAAATAATGGCATCTATTGACGAAATTAATTTTTATACAGACACTATGATAGTACAAATGGTATTATCTAATAATGTCTTACATAAAACTGCCGGTCTTGAAGAGATGGCAACACAATTAATAGGTAAAATTAAAGAATATATTGGCGCTAAAATAGAGCCAGGTAATAAAGCAGGGAGTTTATTAAATATGTTAGCTCCTGGCGCATTATCTATCGCATTAGGATCTATGGGAATGCCATGGATAGGATTATTATTGGGCGTATCGATGAATGTCTTTCATATTGATGTTGCTGGCATTTTAGGATCTATTTGGAGTTCTCTTAAAGGAGCGCTTGCTGGTGATAAGCAAACTACATCTGCAGAGGTTGATGCTATTGTTCAAAGTGCAGTTCAAGCGCATAATGCTCCAGCAACAGAAGCTGACGCTGCTGCAGTTGGAACGGAGCAGCCTCCAATTACTAAAACTCAATCACAATTAATGCGTGATGCTCGCATTCTAAAATTAGCAATGATTGAATTTGAAAAACAAAATATGGATTTAGTTAAAACTGCCGGAGCAATGTCATCTATTTTATCAATGTTTAGTGGGCAAAAGGCTGAAACAGCAGGAATTCTTACCAAAATATTAGGATGGATATTTAAGGTGGCAATTGCTTCTGCCGGATTAATGGTAGCGGGCGATTTAATTAATAAATATGTATTAGATAGACCAACATCATCTGAATCTG